ATACAAAGAAATTACCAGAATCACCCATCCAATACACAGCACCATCTACAAAGACTGCTGCATGTTGACCAACACATCCACAATTAGATCCAACTTGACGAATACTAAAAGTAAAAGGTGGTCCTACAAACTGCATTGTGTAAGCTGCTTCATCTGTTAAAACTAACATGTAATCTTTACCTTTAACTGCTGCTACAATTCTACTACCATTATCTAACCTAAATGTTCCCGCTGTGTTTGTAGAAGTTGGCTCATAAACTTCAATATCTTCTTGATCTGAAAATCTTATAAACATTGGATCTTGTGAAGAGGCTGTTCCTATAACTGTCTCAGTTCCAAAGTGAACTAAATGTCTATCTCTATCTGACACCCTTGTTAAAACTGTTGCAGTAGGATTGCCTGCTATAATAGTTGCACGTGTTCCGACTCCTGTTCCAGCATCAGGAGCCCATGAAAAAGTTTGTCCATCTTTAATTGTTGCAATTAACAATTCTCCAAAATTATCCAATGACCAATTACCAGCTTCAATGGTTGTGTTAGAAACTGTTCTTGAAGTTCCCCAAGTATCTAATCCCCATGTTCCTGCTCCCCATCCATAACCAAGTGTCGCGGCAAGTGGGCCAACGATAACGTAAGGATTTGTTATAAGTGATCCACCTGTAGTAACTCCTGTTCCTGTTTCTGTAACAGGCATAGTAATTGTAAATGTATTTGCAGTGGGTACTGTTTTAACCTCAAAAGAATTAGTTTCAAAATTAGCAGTTGTAAAACTTGTTGTAGTCGGTCCTGGTGTTGTTACAGATGAAAATTTAATTAAATTACCAACTTCAAGATTATGTGCGTTTTTAGTAATCGTTACAGTTGCAGATCCTGTAGTTGATGTATAAGTACAACTTGTTAAAGCTGTACTAAGTGGTGTAATGTCATAAAACACTTCATCAAAAAGAACATATAAAACTTTATTTGTACCGATAGCCACATAACGTCTACCAGTTAAATCAAACCAAGAATGTATGTCTCTAGCTGCACCTACTAGTATAGATGAATTGATTTGTTGCCAACCACCTATCTTTTCAGGTGATCCATATTGAAAACGTACGTTATCTCCATCAATCCAACGTCCTTCTGCTTGAGATGCTGTATCGTTCTTATCAAAACCTGGAGGTAAAGGTATTTTTTTTAATGGCATATTTATGTTTATTATAACACTATTTTAAGTGTGTTTAAATGTGTGTTAAATGATAAATATATTTATTTTATTGTTAAATTTACAAAGCTATCTCCATCACCTAAATAACCGGTTGGAAAAAAATTAAATGCTAAAGAGTACCTTGTATTATTAGAATTATTTTTTAATATTTTATGATTCATTTCACTTGGAAAAAAAATTAATAAACCGTTTTTAGGAAAAATACTATAGTCGGTCGCATTGTATTGGTTGTATTCTTTACGATTTAATTGAAAAGAAGAATCATTATTAGAATTTACAAAATTAATTGCTCCAGAATTTTCATCAGTCTGTATGTATAAAACACCACTAAACATACAATTTTTATGATTATGATAGTTTGAAGTTTGATTTGGTAATGTTTTAGTAACCCAAGATGTAGTTATTTTAAAATTATTTTCATACTTTAAATATTCTTTTTTAAACTTATTAAATTCAATCATTATTAATTTTTTTAAAAAATAGAATTCTTTATTTTTTAATATATCTTTTATTTCTGACGCTTGACTAATATTTTCAACGTTTAAATATTTTTGTTTACTAGATCCGGATGGTTGAAAATTTATTTTTTCTATTAATGAAACAGCTTTATTATAATCAAAATTTATTTTTGTTACATAAATAGGTTTAGCAAAAAATAATAAAACTTTATTAATTTCTTTCATATTTTTTAGGAAGCACCATATTCCAATCTATTACATTTATTAATTCTTCTAATTTTGTTTCTTTTAAATTATTCTTTTTCATATATTGTATAAACTCTTTAGTGTCTATTAAAATCCAATTTTTATTATCTTCAAATAAAACTTTGTCTGCTTTACTTTTAGAATTTATAAGCTTACCTTTTTTTTCTTGAGGAAAATCACTTAAATAACGTACATCAAATTTATAATATTGATTAGATTTTTTTTCAATGTTCCCCTCAACTTGCCAATCTTTACTATCACTCCATTTAACATTTGATAAATATTCATTAACAAACTTAATGTTCATTTATTTTAATAAAGGACCATTATAAAAAATTGTTAAAGTTGTTCGTTTTCCTTTATTCACAGGAGTAACTTTATGATTTAAATACGATTTAAAAATTAAAATACTTCCCGGTGAATCAAATTCATTAATATTTTTTTCTTCTTGTTCAAAAATTTTAAATTTTCCTCCCTCATATTTTTCTGTAGATAAATTAATTAATAATGTAAGTTTACAATCTAAAAAATTGGATTCATTACCATCACAGTGCCAGTCATATCTATCTTCATTTTTTGAAGAATAAACATTGTAATTTACATAAGTTTTATCCCTTATATCATATAGATCATATCCAAAATTATTTTCATTTGTAACATGAACTAATTGATTTACATCTTCTAATAAATGTTTAATTTTTTCCCAATAAATTAATTTACAGCTAGATAAAAATTTTTTTTTATTTTCGTTTTTTGCTGCTTTTTCTTCAGATTCTAATATATTAAAATTTTTATTTATAAAATTATTTAAATTTAAAATTTTTTCTTTATTTAAAAAATTTTTATAGTAAAAATAACTATATTTCACAATATATATTTATTTAAACTGCGGACCTGTTATCCATGCTACTAAAGAATATCTTTCTCCTTTTGTTACTGGAGTAACTTCATGTAAAGTATAACTTGGAAATAATATTAATTTTCCCTGTTCTTTTGGAAGCAATGTTGATTCACTCCCTGTTTGTAATTTAAAATCTCCACCCTCATATGAATCTGGATCAGATAATTGAATCGATAAAGACAGTTTTCTAATATAATGCCCTTTCCCACTATCTACATGTTTATCATATTTTCCACCTGGAGCTTTGTAATGAGTAAATTGAAATCCTTCCATAAGCCCATAAAGATCAAAATTAAAAAACTTACTATTAAGATGTGTAACAATATCAGTTACTTTTCTAAAAATCCAAAAGTGTTCTGTTTCTACATTTATCCAAGAGATATTGCTATCTCTATAATCTTTTTCATAACCACGAGATATTGTTGCTTTTTCTAATTTTTTTTGTTTTCCTATTTTTATTATTTTCTCACATTCTTCCGGTGTAAAAGCAGGATGCCAATACGCCCATGCTTCTGTTTCATCAACTTTAAATGGCCAACATGTATTTATATTTTGTTTTATTTGATCTTTAACAATAGGATCTGCTAGAGTTATTTTTTTTCTTTTCATTACTGATTAATACTATATTTAATAGTATTTGTATAGTCTAATATTTATGTATTATTAGATAGACTTATGGTTACTGTTGTTAGTTCCCAATTCTCTATATTTTCATTCCATTCATAAATATCTGGGCAAGGATTTCCATCAGTATATGTTAAATTTTGTGTATAGGTTACAGGAAAAGAAAAAGGAGCTTTCCAAGTACAAGTATTTTCATCTAGTACCCAAGAATTCCAAGGTTTAGGTGGAATAAATGCATCTCTAGTTTCATCATAAGTATAACCTATTCCTGCATGATTTTTTCTAAAAGGAACTTTACCTAATTTATGTTTATTTTCAGAAGTATTGTATGATGATTGTTTCCAATTTGTGTCTTGTCCAAATAAAGATTTACAAAATACTATTCCTTTTTCTTCTGACTCAATTCCATTATCTAATAATTCATTATTGTTAATAGATAATACTTGTTCTACTACATTTTCATGATTTAATTTTGCAAAACTAGCCATTATACTGTATAACTTCCTGAACCTGTAAATTTTAGTATTGTTCTTGTACCTGATGTTGTAACATCAGGACTTCCAGTTGAAGTACCTGAATATTTTCCAGTTGGTACACTTAATATAACAACTCCTTTTCCGCCATTTCCACCTGGAGGTCCAGCCTGTGCTGGTGGATTAGTAGGAGCACCATGCGCTCCACCTCCGCCTCCGCCTGTATTAGCTGTTCCTGCGTCTCCTGACGGTCCTGCACTGCCTTTTCCAGTTCCACCTCCGCCTTGACCACCTGGAGTATTTGGTCCACTATTGGCTTGAAAACCACTTCCGCCACCGCCACCTCCAGCATAATATAATGCTGAACCTGTTATTGAACTTTGTAAACCATCTCCACCCGATCCTGCACTACTAGACGTACCTTCGCCACCAATAGCTCCTGCGCCGCCACCTCCACCTGTAGCAGTTTGTGTTGGTGGATTATTAGTTACACCACCGCCAGCATTGTTTCCTTGAGATGGAACTGTTGCAGGGGTATTTCCTGCTCCATTATTTGATCCACCACTTCCTCCTGATCCAGCTCCAGCCGGTGCGGAAGATTCTCCTCTACCACCTCCTGTAGATTCTATTGTAATTAAACCATCTCCTGAAATAGATGAAGGGTTTCCACTAGAGTTTGTTGATCCTCCGTCTCCAACCGTTACTGTAATTACAGTATTTTTTTTTGATACTTGTGTTGATGTTCTAAATCCACCCGCACCTCCTCCACCTGAGGCAGTATTAAAAGCCCCATTAGAATATCCTCCCGCACCTCCGCCAGCTACGATTAAAAAATCAATTTCAACTCCTCCACCCCCTGTAAATCCAAATCCTTTTGAGGAAGATGCTCCACGTGTTGAGTTTAAAGGCATTACAAAATCTCCTTAATTAAATTGAGTTTGCGACGCTAAAATTGTATATGCTGGGGTTGTTGCTGTTTTAATTGCAGTGAATGAATAAACATCTATTCCTGCATTACCAGATGTTGGAGCAGAACCACCTTGATACTCAAGCGTAACGTTTGTTGATGAACCATCAATAGTTATTGTTGAAACATAAAAAGTAGTGTTAGTATTTAAAAAAGCACCTGTTACAGATTCACCAACAGATAACATATTATTAAGAGTTGTAGAAGAACTACCTCTTAAATTTAATGTAAATTGACCTGTTGCCGTTGTTGTATGGTAAAGAACAGCTTGAGTTAAAAAATCAAAGTTTGTAGATCCAGTTGTTGCAACTGCTGTTACTGTAACTTTTTCTTTAACTGCTTGAATTTTACCTGTACCATTAAATGTTACTGCACCTACTCCTTTTGGTGTAAAATTTATACCAACATCAGCATCACTACCTGACGCTGTAACGTTTGGATTGTTTCCTGTTGCAGCATTAGCTACAGTTAATTCATTAACTGCAGAAGCTGTTGCTGTGAATATAATTTCTTCATTACCATTACTATCATCAATAATATTAATAATAGGGTCATTAATAGTTGGTGACGTTAAAGTTTTATTAGTTAATGTTTGAGGGGCTGTTAAATTTACAACTCCTAAATCTACTGCATCTGTTCCATTTAAATAAACAAGTTTAGTTGTTTTATCAGCTGCTCCAAATATTACTGAAGCTCCGCCTACTTGGTTTAAAGCAAGTGTAAAAGCACCTGATGTGCCATTTTTTAAAGTATATGTTTTTTCAATTCCAGAAGCTACGAAAACAGTAGTGTTAGCAGCTAGTGTTCCACCAAATTCTATAACAGCGTTTCTAGCATTTGATATTGTAGCATCAGTCATTACTAAAGTTGTATTAGTAGAAGTAAGTGTAATTAATTGATAACCAACAATAGCTTGTTGTAAAAGGTCTAAATTTGTATTAGTTTTTGTTCCC